TGGAAAGATCTGGTTACGATCAGGTCATGCATACAGATGACTATGGATCTGATATGGCAGGCATGAATCACAACTATTCTGATATGGGTAGTATCAAGGAAAACATTGAAACACGAATGAATCGATGAGCATCAAGATGTATAAATAAAATAAACACCTTGATGCTATGGCAAATCAATTCACCAAAGATTCTTTACCAAGAAGACAACAAGCAAAGAAAAATGGAGAACTAACTTATGAGGGTTACAAAACTTGCATTAAATGTGGAGGTTCTGAAAGATATACAAGTAATGGAAATTGTGTAAAATGCGAAAGAGAAAAAGGTTTGGCAAAACTTCTTGATGATGAGTTAATGGCACCTTATAGAACAAAAGAAAAACAACAAAAAAATAGAGAAAGAAGAAGACAAACTATTAGAGAAAATAGCAAACGTTATTCACAGACGGAAAAAGGCAAAATTTCTTCTTCTATTAGTTCTTCTAATAGAAGAGCAAGAGTTCTTTCTCAAATTCCAGAAACTGCCGATTTTGAAAAAATAAAGGAAATTTATGCTGAGTGTCGTAAAATAAGTAAAGAAACTGGCATTCCACATGAAGTTGATCACATCATTCCTATAGCAAAAGGAGGATTGCATCATCAAGATAATTTGCAAATCATCACACAAAAAGAAAACAGGTCTAAGGGAGCATCATTATGACTGTGGCACTTATAACCGATTGTCATCTCGATGGGAGAAAAGGAAGTATTGCTTTCTGGGAATACTTCAACAAATTTTATGATGAAGTATTTTTTCCAACACTTAAGAAAAAAGGAATAACAACAGTTATTGATCTTGGAGATACGTTCGATAATCGCAAGAACATTGATTATAATGTTTGGTCTCGCATTCGTAGGAATTACTTTGATCGTCTTGCTGATAGCGGAATTCAAGTTCACATGATTCTGGGTAATCATTGTGTTTACTACAAGAACACAAACGAAGTTAACGCACCAGATCTACTACTCGATACCTATGACAACATTACTGTTTACTCAAAACCAACTACGGTAGAAATTGAAGGAACAGATATTCTGATGCTTCCTTGGATCAACAGTGAAAACTATGATGAGACAATGGATGCAGTCAAGAACACCCCTGCTAAAATTGCAATGGGTCATCTTGAATTAAATGGATTTGAAGTTACTCCTGGTATGCTTCATGAAGGTGGTATGGATCCAGACATCTTCTTTAAATTCAAACAAGTTTTTTCTGGACACTTCCACCACAAGTCAAGTCGTGGAAACATTACATATCTTGGTAATCCTTACCAGATGTTCTGGAATGATTACAAAGATCCACGAGGATTTCACCTTTACGAACCAGCAACTAATAAACTGAAGTTTGTTAAGAATCCATTTGAAATCTTTAAAAAGATTTACTATGATGACAGCAGCAAGCAAGAAATTAATCTCGAAGAATACACAAACACTTATGTAAAACTTGTTGTTGAAAACAAAACTGATTTCTATGCTTTCGAAAAACTTGTAGAATCTCTTTACAATGCCAACGTTCTTGATCTTAAGATCATCGAAACAATGGTAGAGAAGGACAAAAAAGATGTTGACATCAACCTTGAAATTACTGACACACTTTCACTACTTAACGAATACATCGATGAAGTAGAGATGTCCGTAAACAAAAACGATTTGAAGTCAGTTATGAGATCCCTATATATTGAAAGTTGTGAAGTAGTATGATGTATATTCTCACACTCAAAGATAAACCAGACGGTGTATTCTCCGTTATCAGTGATGAAGGAGAACAAATCATTCCTATCTTTGAATGTGAAGATGATGCAGAACGCTACCACATGCAAATGGAGATGATCGAAGATTATCCACAAATGCAAATTTATGAAATTGAAGAAGAGATTATTGTGAACGCCTGTGAAGAGCGTGATCAAAAATATGCTATAATAACCATTGATGACTTCCTGATCCCACCAAAAGATTTACGATGATTACATTTAAAAAAATCAGATGGCGCAATTTTCTTTCAACAGGAAATGTATTCACTGAAATTGATTTGACTAAAAACAAGACAAATCTTATTGTTGGTAAAAACGGAGCAGGTAAGTCAACCATCTTAGATGCGTTGACTTTTTCACTCTTCGGAAAACCATACCGAAAAATTAATAAACCAATGCTGGTTAACAGCATCAATACTTCTGATTGTATTGCAGAAACTGAATTTGATATTGGTAACAATCAGTTTAGAATTGTTCGTGGTATCAAACCTGCTGTGTTTGAGATCTGGCAGAACGGGGTGATGCTTGATCAAAGTGCATCTGCTATTGACCAGCAGAAGCAATTAGAACAGAACTTCCTTAAGATGAACTATAAATCTTTTACTCAGATTGTAGTTCTTGGTTCTTCTAACTTTGTTCCATTCATGCGACTTCCTGTTGCATCACGTAGGGAAATCATTGAAGACATTCTTGACATCCAGATCTTTTCTGTGATGAATTTAAATCTGAAAGAGAAACTTAAGTTTGCTAACGATGATATCAAAGAACGTGACTACCAACTCGATATGCTTTCGGAAAAGATTGAAATGCAAAAAGCATTTATCAGTGATATCGAAAAGAAAAATGAAGATGAGATTGAAGGAAAGAAAGCAAAGATAGATGAGTTTAGGGAAGAGCAAAGAGTACAAGATCTCTCAGTTGTCCAACTTACCAAACAGGTGGAGAGTTTAACTGCAGAGTGTCAGCAATATCAAGATGCTTCTTCTCGTATGAAGAAACTCACCACACTAAAAGGTAAGATCCAACAGAAGTTTTCTACTCATCAAAAAGAACACCAGTTCTTTTCTGAAAATGAAAGTTGCCCAACCTGTGGTCAGCACATCGACGATGAACTAAAGCAGGAAAAGATTTCTAAGATCATGAATTCAATCACCGAACTCAATAAAGGGTTTGATGAGATCAAAGAAACTATCGAACAGGAAGAGGCACGTCAATCTAAATTTGTAAGTTTGCAATCTGAGATCAATGATTACAATGCTAAGATTAATTTCGCTCGCACTACAAATGACAGGATCGAAAAGCAGATCAAGCAACTCCAACAAGAGATTGCTAACATCAAGAATCAATCAGGGTCGGAAGGTGAAGCGTATGCAAAACTTGATGAGTATGAACAAGAGCAGGCAAATCTAAAGAAACAGTTAAGTATTGTTAAGGAAGAGCGGGAGTGTTTGCAAACTGCTGCTATACTGTTAAAAGATAATGGTATTAAAACCAGAATCATTAAACGATATCTCCCTGTGATGAATAAACTCGTTAACGAGTACCTTCAGAACATGGACTTCTATGTTAACTTTACCTTAGATGAAAACTTCGAAGAGACAATTAAATCAAGATATAGAGACATCTTCTCGTATGAATCATTCTCGGAGGGAGAGAAAGCTCGTATTGATATTTCTCTTCTGCTTACTTGGAGAGCTGTTGCTAAGCTTAAGAATAGCGTTGACACTAACCTCCTCATCCTCGATGAAATCTTTGATGGGTCTTTAGATACAAACGGTAGCAGCGAACTTGGTTGGATTCTGAGAAACTTTGATACTAATACAAACGTATTTGTTATCAGTCACAAAGAAGGAATGGAAGATAAATTTCATTCCACCTGGCATTGCGAGAAGGTTAAGAACTTTTCTTACGTCAAGGAGACAACTTTTGAACTGGCACAGGAGGGGTAACACCCTCCTTTTTTATGGTCTATACTGACTTCAGTTCAAGCGAAACCCATGTCTGTTAATCACGAAGTCAAAGGCAACCTTGCCAAACTGCTTGCCACTGAGAACCTTGTGATCGAGCACAAGAAGGTTGCCACTGCATCGTTTGATGTGGTCAATCGTGTTCTGGTCCTGCCTATCTGGGATCGTGCTACCAGCACTGTGTATGACCTTCTTGTTGGTCATGAAGTTGGTCATGCTCTTTATACGCCTGCAGATGATTGGCGTGAGTGTCTGACTCAACCTATCCCTCCTGATTATGTCAACGTGATCGAAGATGCTCGCATCGAAAAACTGATGAAGCGTAAGTATCCTGGTCTTCGTAAATCGTTCTATCAGGGTTATCAGGAACTGAATGACGCTGACTTCTTCTCGATCGCAAATGAAGACATGAGCAAGATGTCTCTCATCGATCGTATCAACCTGCACTTCAAAGTTGGTAACTTTGCTCTCATTCCTTTCAGTGATGAAGAGCAACAGTTTGTTGAGATGACTGAAGAAGCAGAAACTTTTGCTGATGTTCTTACCATCTGTGAACAGATTGTTACGTTCTTGAAAGATAACTACAAAGAAGAGCAGAAGATCGAATCTAATGCTGAAGTAGAAATTGTACAAGGTGGTAACGGAGGATCATCTGAAATTCAATCTTCTGGCAGTAGTTTTACTAACGAAGGTTTTGGTGATGATGCTGATGGAGAACAAAAGCAATCTGACAACCCCACTCAAGGTGATGAACAATCTCCTACCAGTGGAAAGAAAGGTGGTGGTCCTTCCGAAGAAGAAGTTTCTAAAACTCAACGTGCATTTGATTCTGAACTGGAATCTCTTACTGATGTCACTGCACATGAAACTGATTATGTGGAACTGCCTAAAGTTCACATCGACAAAGTGATCGTTGATCACAAAGTTTTGAACGAGTATATTAGTGCTAAATTCCAAGAAGAGTTTCTGCTCAAGCAGAAGTATTGGGGTGATGTTTTTCAGGATGCAGATTCTGAGTATCGTAAGTATAAGCAAGAAGCAGTGAAGGAAGTTAACTATCTTGTGAAAGAATTCGAGTGCAAGAAATCTGCTGATGCATATGCTCGTGCATCAACCTCTCGCACTGGCGTGCTTGACACCAAGATGCTTCATACCTACAAGTTCAATGATGATGTATTCAAGAAAGTTTCTATCGTTCCTGATGGCAAGAATCACGGTCTGATTTTTGTTCTGGACTGGTCTGGTTCTATGTCTGATTATTTGTTGGACACTGTGAAGCAACTGCTTAACCTTGTGTGGTTCTGCAAGAAAGTTCAGATTCCTTTTGAAGTGTATGCATTCACTTACGAGTGGTCTGATTGTTTTATTGATCAAGAAGCACCATACAGCAAAAAGATTTGTGAACGTAAAGATCGTCACATTCTCCTGCATGATCGTTTCTCTCTTCTTAACTTCCTTTCTTCTCGTGCAAAGAGCAAAGATTTTGAGCGTGACTGTTTGAACCTCTGGCGTCTTGCTACTCGTGAGAATCGTCGTAGTAATGCCTCCTACAACATCCCCAATGGACTTTCCCTTAGTGGAACTCCTTTGAATGAAAGCATCATTGCACTTCATGATGTTATTCCGATGTTTAAAGATCGTGAGCATCTTCAGAAAGTGAATGTTGTTATTCTTACTGACGGTGAAGGCAACGGTCTTACTTACAATGTAGATGTTCGTCGTAAGTATGGTTATGATACTGATCGTCTTGGAACTAATACTGTGTATGTAAACAATGCACTTCGTGATCGTAAAACTGGTCACGTCTATCGTAACTTCAGTGATGACTACAACAACTCGTTGACAACCATCTTGCTTGAGAATCTCAAGCATAATTTCCCTTACGTTAATCTGATTGGATTCCGTATTATGTCTGGTTCTGAATTCAGTTATCTCTATCGTGGAATCAATGATCTTCAGCGTTGGGGTGATCATCCAGAACTCACCAATGCTCTTAAGCACTGGCGTAAGTTCTATTCGTATGAATTCAACGCTATTGGTTACGATGCTTTGTATGCTCTGTCTTCATCTAAACTCAATCAGGAAGCTTCGTTTGAAGTTGCTGACAATGCCAGCACCGCCGCCATCGGCAAGGCATTCCGTGATATGATGAAGACCAAGCGAACCAGCAAGAAGATCCTTTCTTCGTTCGCCACACTGGTCAGTTGAGCAACTGTCCATTCCACCCCAATCTTGGGTGGTTTCACCCCTATAATGAGTACATCCCAATCAACGGAGCCTTTTGTTATGCCTCGCATGTCCAACATCAACCTTGACGAACTGACTGCTTTCATTGCTGAGAACTTCGGTAATGACTTTGGAAGCAATGCTATTATCGCTGCTTCTGATCACTTCAACTCTTCTTATCCCACTATCTCCAAGCGTCTTGCTCAATACAAAGTTGGGCATGGTCGTTGGTCGCTGACTGCAGATCAACTGGAAAAAACTTTCAATGCTCCTGCTGCAGAACCTGCTGTTGAGGTTGTGGAAAAAGTAAACCTTGTTCCTGAGAAAGATGCTAATTTCGTCAGCTTTGGTAACTTCAGTGATGTTAAGAAAATTATTTCTTCGGGGATCTTTTATCCTGTGTTCATCACTGGCATGTCTGGTAACGGTAAAACTTTTGGTGTCGAGCAAGCATGTGCTCAACTTGGTCGTGAACTGATTCGTGTAAATATTACAATTGAAACTGATGAAGATGACCTTATCGGTGGCTTTAGGCTTGTTAATGGGAACACTGCATGGCATAATGGTCCCGTCATCGAAGCACTGGAGCGAGGAGCAGTTCTTCTTCTCGACGAAATCGATCTTGCTTCCAACAAGATCATGTGCCTCCAATCTATTCTGGAAGGCAAGGGAGTGTTTCTGAAAAAGACGGGTCGTTATGTGAAACCTGCTAAAGGATTCACTATCATTGCCACCGCTAACACTAAAGGCAAAGGTTCTGATGACGGTCGTTTCATTGGCACCAATGTTCTTAACGAAGCATTCCTTGAGCGATTTGCTCTTACCTTCGAGCAGGAATATCCCAGTCCTAAGATCGAGCAGAAGATTCTTGAAAAGCTTTCTGCCAAACTTGGTTGCCTTGATGAAGAGTTCTGTGAGAAACTTGCTTTCTGGGCAGATCAAATTCGTCGTACTTTCAAAGAGGGTGGAGTTGATGAAGTGATTTCTACTCGTCGTCTGACTCATATTATCCGTGCATATAGCATCTTTGGTAAGCGTATGAAGGCGATCCAAGTTTGTGTAAATCGTTTTGATGCCGAGACCAAAGAATCGTTCATGTCGTTCTACGACAAGATTGATGACAAGACGGAGGAAACTGATAATGAAGAAGCACCGTTCTGAGTTTCACGGATACGTAGGAAACCTCGCTGTTCTTAAGAACGGCGAGTCCGTTAAAATTCTTGGTGGACATCACCTTAAACTGTTCGTAAAAACACTTGACGGCACGATCAAAGAGTGCTATCATAGTGATCTATCTTATGTAATGGAGGAATGACCATGCAATGGAAATACGATGAAGACAAAATTCTCAAAGATGTTGAGGAATATGTAGTGAGCACATACCATAGTCATTACTGTGGTCATGAGCAATCCTCTCAAAGCATTCAAACGATTGACCTAATGGCAGCTAAAGAACTTGCTTCTGATTTCTGTCAAGCAAACATTCTCAAATATGGTAGTCGTTACGGTGACAAAGACGGTCACAGCAAACGTGATTTGATGAAAGTGATTCATTATGCAATGCTTTTGCTACACTTTGACGGTCACTATTCTCGCACTAATAACGGTCTACAGGAGTTTAAATGAGTAAAGTAACTATCTCTCAACAGACGATGGTGGTTCTCAAAAACTTTGCCACCATCAACGGTTCTATCTTGATCCGTGAAGGCAACCAACTTAAGACAATCAGCGTTGGTGAGAATGCAGTTGCTCAATACACCTGCACAGAAACATTTCCACAAACCTTTGGCATTTACGATCTAAACCAATTCCTTGCTGGTCTGACACTATTTGATAGTGCAGTTCTGGATTTTGAAAACAGTCAGTATGTAACCATTCGGGGTGGTGGTCGTAGTGCTAAGTATTACTTCTCAAGTCCTGAGATTACACTGAAAGCAGCACCTGAAAAGAATATTAATTTTCCTGGTGCTGATATGGAATTCACTATTCGTCAGGAAGACATTACAGCATTACAAAAAGCAAGTGCTGTATATGGCATTGCCGATCTCAAATTCCATTCTGTTGGAGGATCTGTTATCCTCAGTTTGGTTGATAAGGAAAACGAGACCAGCAATGTATTTTCGCTTGAACTTCCTGGAGACAATACTGGTGAGTATGAGTTCTTTATGAAGATGGAAAACATCAGGTTGCTTCCTGGTGATTACCAAGTTAAAATTTCAAAGCATCTGATTACAGAATGGAAACATTCTTCTATTGATCTTCTTTACTATATTGCTCTTGAACCTTGATGTGGACAAGAACGCTTTGGTCTTAATCTATTCCAGTTGGGATAATTGTCACTATCAATTCTATACCGTACAGTTTTTTCGGTGACATTTAATTTATCTTTTGCTTCTTTTATGCTTGAATAAATTATTCCATTTATTTCAACTGGATATGAATTTGCTTTACTGATTTTTTCTTTTGCGTTTTCTGGTAAATTTTTACCAAGCATACCATAAGTAGCATATTCTTCTATGGGTTTTTTGCTATGGTATTCTTTCATTGCTTTTACAAAGTTTGGAGAATAATGAGTTTTTCCCCCATCCCCACCATCCGTCATATTGTATGACGGATTCAATTTTTTAATCCAATATTTTTCTCTTTGGTTTAAGGTATCTTCACTCAATAAACATTCAACCTCTTCTATGGTAAAATGATTTTCCCCATACTTTCTGATGGCTCTATGTAGATGAGTTTTTGAACCATACGAAGAAGAATAAAAATGTTTTTGTAATCTTTCTTCTTTTGTTTTGGTGGTTTTACCAATATAAAAATCACCAGTTAAATTATTGACTATTTTGTATATCAACATAGTTGAAAACTACAGACCTACTACTATTTATAATATGCGAAACTTTGATAAAGATTTCTTGTGGACTGAACGCCACCGTCCTCATACTCTTGAGGATTGTATTCTTCCAGTGAATATTAAAAACTCGTTCAAAGGATTTATTGAACAGAAAGAGATCCCTAATCTTCTCCTTTGTGGTTCTGCTGGTGTGGGAAAGACCACAGTTGCCAAAGCGGTATGTGAT